GCATACAACCTCGAAAACATCAACATTAAACCCGCATCAATTAATTAATCATGCCTACATCAGTAACAGTAACCACCACGTATGCGGGAGAGAAAGCACCCGGATACATCGCTGCGACCCTACTCGCATCGAAAACAATCGACGCTGTAACTCAGCACCTGAACGTACCATACAAATTGGTATTGAAGAAGTACGCAAACGAAGCGTCATTTGCTGACCTTACCTGCGACTTTACACCTACCGGAACAGTAACCCTGACCGAAGCATCGCTCACACCAAAGCAACTGCAATGGCAAGAGAAAATCTGCAAACTCGAATTTATCGACGACTGGGAATCAGCATCAATGGGATTCGGAAACGCTCGTACCTTACCTAAGGAGTTTGGCGACTTCATGCTTAACAACATGGCCGAAGCCGTAACAGCACGAGTTGAAACTTTAATGTGGCAAGGTGAGGCTGCAAACGCAGGTGAGTTTGACGGGTTCTACGCTCAACTCGGTTCAGCCGTTGACGTTGCCGGTTCTGTCATCACAGCAAACAACGTAATCGCTGAATTGCAGAAAGTGGTGGACGCAATTCCAACCAATGTAAAATCGCATCGTGGCGACGACGTATTTATCTACGTTCCTACTTCGGTTCTGTTCTTCTATGCAGCCGCTAAACAAGCCCTCGGTACATTCCAAGGCGTTTACGAAGGTTTCGGTGAGGATGTGTTCTTAGGCTTCCCGCTCGTACATTGTCCGGGTATGCTTGATAACACAATGGTTGCCGCACGTAAATCAAATATGCACTTCGGTACAGGCTTATTGTCTGACTTTACCGATGTGAAATTGATTGACCAGGGCCCTATCGACGGTTCAGAGAACGTTAACGTAAGCATCAAATTCTCAGCCGATACCGCTGTGGGTTATGCAAACGAAATCGTGTACTACCTATACGAATCATAATGAGTATTACCTGTTCAATATTATCAGGACGGGAGCGGCAATGTAAGAACACCGTAGGAGGGGCCAAGACGCTCTTCCTCGGTCTTCATTCCGACTTCCTGACCGGGGTAGTTGCAGGTGGCACGAACGACCAAATCGACGAACTGCCAACCGCTACCCTGTACAGATTCGAGGTTGACCCGTCAGCATCGAGCCTGTCGTTAGTATCTACTATAAACGCCTCGCCCGACAACGGCACGGTGTTTTACGCTCAGGTGATTACCGCTAAGTATAAGAAGATAACAGCCCTTGACCGTGCCAACTTTGCAAACATCGCAGCCAGTCAATTGGCAGCGTTCGTGTTGGACAACAACGGCAATATCTTCTATGTCGGCAAGGTAAACGGAGCAGACGTTACAGGAGGTGAGAACATGAATACCGGCAACGCTTTGGGCGACATGTCAGGATTCAACATCACCATCACCGCAAACGAACCGGCACCACCGTATATGCTTGAAGCGTACACTACCGAGCCGTTCGATAATTTTGCCGGAATTACGGTAAGCCCTGCCTACCCATCGGCATCATAACGAGTTCAGCCAATGTTTAAAAGGGCGGGTAATTATGCCCGCCTTTTTTGTTAAATTTGAATCATGCTATACATCAACCCGAATCAGACAAATCAACGTTTCGTTGTTACGCTCAAAGAAAAGTGGAAGGACTTCGACACCGCTCCTGAATCGTATTTGATGAAGTTAGTAAATACCAATAATTCAGCGGAGTACCTTGTCATCCCGATTGTCCTGACCGATAACGACAGGTACACGCAACTCCGTATCAACACGAACACCACCGCTGCGACTTCGGGCAGCATAACCATAATGGAAACGGGTGAGTACTCATACACTATCTACGGGCAGACAGGCACTACTAATCTCGACCCGGACGACACTGATGTAATTGGCGTGTTTGAGATAGGAACGCTATTCGTCACCCCAACCACCTACACCGAATACGTGAACGAGCCGACAATACCCACCACAATAGTCAACCAATGAGCGATACACCAAACAACAAACATACTGTCGGGTCGATTCAATTAAGCGCATACACCCCGCATAATTACGTTGACGTAAAGAACAAAAAAGGATGGATTGAATACGGGGTAAACAACGACTATCCCGACTATTTGATTGACTTATTCAACGAATCACCAACGCATCACGCCCTGTGCGTGTCGTTGTCGTATTGGATATTCGGGGCGGGATTGGATTCACCTGAACTGAACAAGTACGATTTTAACGAAACGCTTCTCAGGTCTTGTTTGGAGTTCAAGATAAACGGGTATTTCTTTTTAGAGATTGTGTGGACTGGAAACCAAATCAGCCGAATTGAACCGATGCCGTCTGAATTAATGCGATGCGGTGAGCGTGTAGGCAGGGAGATACCGTATTTTTGGTATTGTGAAGATTGGTCAAACACCACCAAGTACAAGCCAAGACAAATCAGGGCGTTCAGTTCCAATCCTACTGACATCGCTAACCACCCGAACCAAATCTTGTACATCCGTCCGTTTAGCCCCGGCTCGTTTTACTACGCCAAACCCGACTACATCGGAGCGGTGGAGTACTGCGAACTGGAGAAACGAATCGGAACGTTCCACAATAGCGCAATTAAAAACGGACTGGCACCGTCTTACATCATCAAGCTGAAGAACGGAACGCCAACGATTGAAGAACAGGCAATCACCGAACGCAACATTAAGCAGCACCTAAGTGGTGAAAACAACGCAGGGTCGGCCTTGATACTTTATTCAAGTCCGGGCGAAGAAGTTGCCGAAGTGGACACGGTTCAAGTCACCGATTTAGATAAGCAGTATCAGTTTCAATCCACCATATCTACCGAAATGATTATGATTGGACACCGTGTCGTTAGTCCGATGCTGTTCGGATTAAAAAACAACACGGGGTTAGGTAGCAATGCGGATGAGTTACGACAAGCCGAGGAAATTATGGTCCGTCGTGTTCTTGTTCCTGCACGTGCGATGATAATGCGTGGATTGCAGCCGTTGTTTGATATTCTAAACATTCAGCCTATATGGCTTGACGAAAAGACTGTCATAGCCGAACCTGAACAGCCACAAACCCAATTAAGCCGTGAACCATCGGACGCTGAACTAAACGCAATCGGAGCGGCTCTGATTGATTTTGGCGAGGACATCGATGAGGCGGAGTGGGAACTTGTCGATGCGGAGGAAGCCGACACGGACGAAATTAACTTTGACGGGCTGTTTAAATTCGCATCGGTTCTGTCATCCAATCCGAACGGACAAAGCGAACAAGATAATGACCTGTTTAAAGTACGTTACGCATACGCCCCCAACCAAACAAGCAGCAACAGTCGCTCGTTCTGCGTGAAGATGGTCGGAGCAGGTAAGGTGTACCGAAAAGAAGACATCGAAGCCGCTTCGGATAGAGTTGTTAATGCAGGATTCGGCCCACGTGGAGCCAATACATACGACATTTGGCTGTATAAAGGTGGCGCACGGTGCCATCACTTCTGGGAGCGTCGGATATACCTGCGTAGAAACAACAAGAAAATAACCGTGTCGGAGGCTCAGGACATGATACTTGAAATGAAGCCCAAAGACCGCAATAAATACAGGCTTCCAGTCAATAATCCAAAGGTCGCAAAGCACCCCAACGATATGCCTAATCACGGATTCTTAAACCCACCTCAATAATGGCAGTACCTACCGCAGTCTTACTGATTGACCAGAACTACATCAATCAGTTTAGCCACATCAACAAGTCAGTCGAGTGGGCGTACATCAAGCCGTCCGTCCTCGACGCTCAGAACATCCGCATACAGCCCGTACTCGGAACAGACCTGTTCAAAAAGATTCTAACCGGTACCGCTGCGGGTAACTTGACATCCGCATACGTGACGCTGCGGGATGAATACATTATGCCGGCCGTATTGTACTGGACGCTACACGACCTAATCCCACACCTCAAAGTTAAAATCGACAACGGTGGGCTGCTTGAACGTGTGCCGGACAACACCAACTCAGCAGGTGCCAACGACGTGGACACGATACGTGACGATTACTATTCAAAGGCTCAGTTCGCAACTAACCGAATGCTTGACTATATTTGCGACAACATGGATTCGTTCCCTGAGTTCAGCACCAACGATTTGAATCAGTTACCATCGAACAACCGGAAACGAGGCTTTCCGTTCGGGGTAGTGAACGAACGAACCGGACGAGTGCCGTTAAACGAAGACCCATATTGGAGGGGATTAATTGGCTAAAAAGAAACGAAATATCAAATCAGAACTAAAACGGCAACAGCACATTGTCGCCCTGCGTGTGCTACTTGATAAAGTCAGCAGAGGTGAAATAAATCCAAGACAAGATGAATCTAACTAAAGGACAAGACATTGTTATCCTCACTTATCAAAGTGTTGATTTTATTCAGGTGGTTGACACTCCACTTGCCCCATACATCTACAACGGTTCGGCAATCGCTCCGAAGCCATCACTTTGGACGGTGAAGGAGGACGAGTTAGTTGTCATCAATAACACCGATGTTATCGAAGATGCAAACGACATCTTGTATTTGAGGATTGTCGGAGCAAGACCCCGCAACATTGTAAAGCGATGATCACCCGTGAAAGTGTGTTGCTTGTTCTGTTCGCATCATTCTCGGTGATTGCGGCAGCGGGTGAATTATTCCTTGACGATCCGATTGATTTTACAAATTGGTGGATGCTTTGGAACGCACTATTTCAAACGGGCTTAGTCGCTGTTATCCGGTTACTTGCCCGTGACTTCTATTTAAAATTAATATCAAGCACCCTATTAATACTAAGCCTCGGTGAAGTTTACGACGAGGTATTGGGTGATCCTAACGTGTTACAATGGAACGAAATAGGAACTTTAATACTTGCAACCATATACGTACTTTACAAATGCAGGAGGAAACAAAATTAAGCCATGAAATTATAGCCTTTTTCACTAAATCAGGCAGTTGGATATTTTCAGTATTGTTTGGATTGTTTGGTAAGGTAGGCATGGAAATAATGATGAAGAAAAAATACACGTGGATTCAGTGGGCGGGTGTTATACTCGTGTCCATGTTCTTCGGTTATGTCGGAGGCCTCATCGCTTTAAATTGGAAATTCGAGCCGTACAAAATGAGCATGACCGTATCGCTGATGACTATATTCGGACAAAACATTGCGTTCTACGTGGTGTATAATTATCGCAGGATTGGCGACAATATAATGGACGTATTTACACGCAAAAGACAATGAGCGAAAAGAAGGAGAAAAAACCGTTCAACGAAACGGGGTTTGGGAAGTTCCTGAACAAAGCCGGTAATCACATCGGTACAGCCATCGAAGTCGGTGCCGAAATAGCAACGGGCGACATTGCCGGTGCGCTCGATATTGTCAAAGGCAAGATTCAGGAATCGTCGATAAGCGAGATTGAAAAGGCAAAGCTACTGCAAGAGATGGAACTGAGCCGCATGGCGTGGATTAAAGAAATGTTTCAACTCGAAGTTCAAGACCGTGAATCAGCCCGTGACCGTGAGGCAGCCCTTGCAGCCAATGGTATGCGTGACTGGTTTCAGTACGTTGTTGGCTCGGTTGGACTTATCTGTTTCGGCTTTATTATCTACACTTTGATATTCCGAGTTGTACCCGAATCAAACCGTGAGATGTTCATTCACCTGCTCGGAATTGTAGAGGGTGTTGTTATTTCGATTTTTTCGTATTACTTTGGTAGTTCATTAGGTTCAAAACGAAAAGATTTAAAACAATGAGCGGCTGCGTTTACATGTACCACATCAATCGAATCCTTCAATGCATGACTACTGGCACATACAACGGTACTGTGGATTTCGATTACAACGGGGTGATTAACTTCGGTGATTTACTTATCGCCCTAAACATATTCGGGTCATGCTGAACTGGAACGATTACCCCAACTTCAAGCGGGATGAGTTTGATAGTTCAGACTTGCCCGGTTCAGGCGACAACATGAAACACGAGTTCATGCAGCGTCTTCAATGCGCCCGTGATATTGCGGGTGTGTCGTTTAAGATTAACTCAGGCTATCGTACCAAAGCACACAACGAAAAGGTAGGCGGTAAGCTGAACAGTTCACACCTATACGGATGCGCTGCCGATATTCATTGTGCCGACGACATTACACGATGGAAGATACTATCGGCTTTGATGGATGCAGGGTTTAATCGTATCGGTATCAGCAAGACTTTTATCCACGTTGATTCTGACGAAACAAAGAACGCAGATCGTATATGGATGTATTGACCCGTGTCGCTCTGATTGCCAACAACCCTGCCATCACGGACATTCCCGAAGCAGACGTATATTATCACTTCAACTCCGCAATACATTGGGGTAAGACACCCGATTTGCTTAGTGCTATTGTTGTCCGCATGGCTCACACGGTACGCACTGCCCATTCGTTCCGGTGCTATCCGAACGCAGTCAAGGCGGGGTGTGTGTTGAGTTGTGGATGGCAGAACGAGATACAGCAATTCAGGGAACGCAACCCGAATCACGGTGCAGCAGACCATATTTATATCGACGTTCCCGAATATCCCGAAGGCAAGTCACCTACTACGGGGTGGGCTGTGTTGCAGCGTATGTTGTTGATTAAAGACGTGGATATTACCTGCATTGGATTTGATTTGAAAAGTGCATCGTACTACAAGGCGTCGAAGCTACACGCCCTTGATTGGGAGATTGAGCAGTTTCGCATCCTTGTCGAATCGGGTCGCATCAAAGCGCATCAATCCGCTGTTGCTTCGGTCTTGACTGAATCTCTTGAAGTACCTTCCGTTTAAAATTAGCACCGTACTGCGCTATCGTTCCTGATGGCAACCGTTCACGGTACATATAGATAGGTTCCGCAATCGCTTTGACCCTATCCCATCCCGCCATTTCGATACAGGAATACATCACCTCCACTTCGGTACAAACGTGCTGCCATTCGCCCCACACCTTAAGCCTCTCAACGTCGATGCGTCTGTATAGCCCGGCACGAAATGAGTTAGGAGCGGTGAATAGGTACGCACCTGCACGGGTTTGGTTCTTGTGTTCGAGGGTGCAGCGGTTGAGTTTACCGTGCTGATTCTGCCAGTTGCCGTATGTGACCCAAGCCCCGTTGCGATGCGCCTCGTATATTTTTTGAAGCGCCCCCGGTAAAAGTTCGTCATCCATTCCGAGCAGGACGATGATGTCGTCGTTTTGGATATGTTTATTTTTTGCTATTATTCCATGCCTTTGTCTTGCCGCTCCAACTCGCTCTGCTCCAAATATAACAATGTCATTATCTATTTTAGAGTAGTCAGGCGTATGTGAAGATCCATCATCCACCATCCAATGATAAAACTGAACTTCACAAACCTGATTCTTCACCGATTCATAACACCCCTGCACATACTCAGCGCAGTTGTACCCGGTGGATATTACGTGTATTTTCATCTGTTAAAATTTATAAATTCAATCAACTGTTCCCCTATCCGCTGCGGACTGTGCCACTTCATCACGTCATTACGTAGGTTCTTGCCCCACCGTTCAACGCTATCGTCCGTCATTTTAGCGCAGTCCGTCATCGCTTCAATCAATTCCGATTCGCTTTCCACAATTTCAAACGCAATGTCGCAGTACCTATCCACGTAACTCTGATAGTTGGCGCATTGAGTGATGACAGGTCGCCCCACCATTGCCGCCTCAATCGCAGTCAGTCCAAACGTACCGTACAACTTACCACGCTGCTCGGGCTTGAATAGTTCAATGTAGATTTTGCACTTGCCGATACGTTCCAAATTGCGGTAGTACGGCAGCAGCATCTCGTCCGTGTGCAGGTCGATGCGTGACTGTCGGGCGGCTCTGATTATTTGCTCCGTTCCCTTATTCATTCGGTTAGTTGGGTAGTGTCCGAAGCCGTGCAAGGTCTTGTGAAACGGCACGTACTCGATTGATAGGTCTGCCGGTGCGCAGATTAGTTCCTCAGGTATCGTTCCCAGTCCGAGCAAATCCGGTGTCTGAATGATTGCGCCCCGTGCGTCCTTGAACTTTTTGATAAAGTCCTCCGTATTCTGCCGGTATCGGGTTCCTCCGTGCATGACGAAGTACGGCACACCATCGGGAACGTACTGAACGAACCGAGCCGATGAGTGCATGATGACAACCACGTCCGCACCGTTCAGCGATTCACGGACTTCACCCTCATAGATACGTTTTGATTGTTTGGCGTAACCGTATGGATGCTTAAACAGGCAGTACGATTCTGCACGATGTCCGATTGCTTTGAGCGATTCGGCATAGGCATAACCTAAATTGCCAAAATCGTTGTCACTAATAAATTTTATCATGGCTCAATCCCGTGTGATTGCAACATCGCAGCCCTGTCACGTGCCGCTTCGTCTTGCATCTGTTTTGATTTGCGTCGTTTTATATGGGTGCTGTTGGCATCCTGTCTGTACAGCCACGTTGCCTTGTCGATGTGCTTGAATACGTGTCCGTACTTAGCGTATATTTTCAACCAAAAATCCCAAAACGAATAGTTTCGGAATGTGCCGCAATCGAAGCCGTTGAACTCGTACCACAACGCAGTTTCCCACACAGCCAAATCAGATACGATGTTGCCCTTTTTGTGCAGCTCGTAGTTGTACGGTGGTAGCTTTACCTCGTTGCGGTTGTTCAGGTTCTCATCGCACATAATATAATTGGAATACACCACCTTGAACCCGTCCATGTGGCTCAGTTCGGTTGCGTACTTATCCGGTAGCATGATGTCGTCGGAACTTGTCCAGCTCACGTACTTGGTAGTGACGTGCTGCATGGCGTTGTTTATCTGCCGAAACGATTGCTCAGGACACTTGCCGAGTTGCTTCGATTTGGGTAGATGGATTATGTCGATTTTACCCCGGTACATCGAATCAAGCATCTGATAGTTCGGGTCGCCCTCGCACATTGACACTATCAACCTATCGCATTGAGGCAGCACGGCATTGATGGCCGATATTATCCATTCCGGCCGCTCGTTGTAGGTGTTCATTATTACGGTTAGGTCGGTCATCTAATTTGGTATTTGCAAATTAATCGTTCAGAAACGCCTTTGTACGAATCGCCACAGGTGTCAAGGTCTGCGTACTTGTATCCTGCTGCCGTGAATAGCTTGTTAATTTGTGGATAAGTGTAGTGTCGTACCACCGTCGGGTCAGGCACGTACCCCTCGTTATCCATCATGTCTAAATAGTTTTTGTTTGGAGTAAGTACGGTAATGGTTCCACCGTATTTAAGTATCTGCCTCATATTGACAAGCACCTGTTCGATGTTCGGGATGTGGGCGAAGGAGTGCATAAAGTAGATGTGGTCAAATTTGAACTTTGCTTTCTGAATGTACCACGATGGATTCCCGTCAACGTACCGGAAGTAATCGTATCCGTACACGTCGTATCCTTGTGCTTTGAGCCACTTCACAGCGTGTCCAGTGCCGCATCCATAATCAAGTATTTTATCCGTTTTGGACGGGTCAATCATGTAAAACAGTTCACGTAGTTCACTATGGTACTTATCCGTTTGGTTGAACGCCTTCAACCTCGCCTTGTACGCTTCGAAAAAATTGTTAAAATTTTCGTTCTGCTCACGCTCGAATGATTTGTAAAAGTCGCTGTCCGGTTGGTTCGAGGCTATGCTTATCTCGCCACCAGTTATACGTCGCCAAAGCCTTTGTAGAAGTGCTGCCATGTTGGTACTGTTTTATTGATTTAATTAATTCGTCTTTAGTGTTGGCTATTACTAACTCACATTCGCCATACGTTGACCGATATAGTTCTTGCCCGTGCAGGTTGTTGGTGATAACAACCTTTCCCATACTTGCTGCCTCTAATGCCGTCATGCCGAACGAGCCGTATTGTTCCGTTCCTTGCGTTGCTGCCAACATCTCGATATACACGTCGCAGGTCTGCATCCGTTTCATGTGGGCTGCGTATGGCAAGTTCTCACCCGTCTGAATAGATACGCCCACCTCACGGATACACTTGAATATATCGGCACTACCTTTTATTTTTGGGTTTGATGGGTAGTGAGCGAATCGGTTTGTTCCGGTTATGCTTAGTTCGATGCCGTTCGGTTCAATCGCTCCGACCAGGTAGAACTGATTGGCGCAAAGTCCTTGAAATTCGGGCAGGGCGATGATGTTTTTATTGTCCTTCACCCGTTCGGATATTGCCACGTGATTCTGCCTGAACCGTGTCGCTGTGTGTACGTGTATAACTTGGGGATTATTAGACAAGTCAAGGCGGGGCAGTACTTCAATGTGGCTATGGAATATCAGAAACACGTCGGCACGTATCGACCCGATTGCGCTTTTACGGATTACCTTCGCTTGGTTCGGGTACTTGTAAACGTGTGGTTGCAGCTTGTAACATTCCGAATCGACACCAACCGATTTGAGCGCAAGATGTTGGGCGTACATGAAGTTGGCGTAATCATCGACGCAGAGCGATACGACTTTCATAGTTCCGAATCGCTTAGTACCTTCTGCGTGTCTTGCCACAAGTCCATCGCACAACACGACCCTGCGCTGCGTGATTGGTTCATGTTAACCCGCCACCATTCGACAAGTTTAAGCTGCGTTGATTTCGTCATGCTGTTGTTTTTAACCTCACTCGCAATCGAGCGAAGCAGTTCTATCTGTTCCTTGCTCACATGACCCCGCCATTTTCCGAGCGGACAGGCACCGACACGAAGCCACGTCTTGACAGCCATAAAACACCCGCACAGCTTTGAGCCGTCCGGCAAGGTGTCGCCTACAATCGGAGTGCCGCACGTACCGGATGAGGAATAATGCTCACAGGACTGGCAGATACGCAGCCGTTCAGTTCGTTCGGTTCGGGTTACTTTCATGCCGTGAAGTTCGAGCGGACAAATTGTTTACTTACCCGCAGCGATTCGTACAACACCCCTACCGGTATCATCGTGAGCCTCGCAATCCTAACTATCGGAAGCCCGTGAATCAGGTGCAGCATGAAGACGTTTCTATCAAATTCGGATAGGTGCGCTATGGTCTGGTAGATGTCCTCAATTAGTATCTTGTCCGTTTCCACCTCCACCCGCATAAACTCCGACGGCTTCGGCTTGATCTGTTTCAGATATTCATTGTATGCACACGTCTTAAAATATCCATGCGGGTTGTCAGGGATTACGTCGGACGTGCTGAGATTAACAAAGACTTGCTGCATCACGTCCTCGCAATGTGATTGGAAGTTAATCTCACACCACGTTTTGCAGTCCGAATAGATTGGAAGCCAATCAATCGCAGATGTTTTGGTTACGGGCGGCTTCGGTTTGGGCGGGGTTTTCTTTTTTGTCATCACACAAATTTATAAAAGTTCCACCCGATTAAACTCTTGCCCGTCTTGTTGATGTAGTCGATTTTAGACTGCATCGGGTTCAGTTCTTCGTCAACGGGGTGCAGAATGTACTTGCTCGAATCTCGTTCGTTGCGGAATACAGCGGTCTTAGTCATGCTCCAATTCGTTTTGAATCAATCGTTTCAATCGCTTCAATCCACGTTCGACGCTGCCGCCTCCGTATCGTTTCAGTTCGTTGTCGGACGCTGTGAACCAACGCCCGACACGCCTGTCTTGTTCTGACTTGAGCGGCTTACGTCCGCATGGTTTCTTATCTTTCATTTTGTTTGGTGTTGTATAAGTCGGTTTTATTCAGGGTTATCCGCAAGTTACCTGCCATTTTAAAGACCGACATAATAACCATTTAATTGACAATTTTTAAGTGCTTGACAATTCTGCTCACCATAAGCAAACAAAACAACACCTCTCATTATTGATACAGGCGACATATCCATTCTTGTAAACTTTGGTCTACCTTTCAATAAATACATTCCGTTTGCCTTTTTTAATCCGTATTCTTGAAACCAATCCGTGTCAGTAGAGTTTAGCACTAATGCAATTCCGTTTCCGTGTTCAGCAAGTTTTCTAATAAATGGTTTAGGGTTTGAATATGGTGGGTTAAGCCAAACTCTACCTTCCCATTTTTCAACCAACCCATCATCAGGCAACGAAATGATTTTGTTTGCTGTTTTGTGCCATTGTAAACCACAAGGGTCTAAATCAAATATTCCAAAATTATCAATTAAATTAAGCGGAGTAAGTGTTATATTTTTATCCTCAACCGAATGAAAAACGGCAGGTAACAAGGGTTTTGCAAAAGCGGGGGTTTCGTTTTCCAAATCAACTTTTGTATGTAAATCAAATTCTGTCATTCTATTAAACTTTTGTGGTTAAAATCCCCGCCTTCGCCAAGCCCGATACCGTTAGCGGTCATTGCCTTGAGCCTTCAATATTTGCCGTCTCATCCATTTTGCCCCTCGTATTAGCCCTATCCTCTCATCATTACTTTCCTGTGAGCATCCGCCACATTCATAGGTAGCCCAAGTTTCAATCTCCTTATCCGTAGGCAACGAACCGCTAACAGCACCTAAATCGCTATTGGCGGTTTGTTCTGTGTGCAATTTTTCGTTACTCATTTTCAAGTTGGGTTAAAACGTTCAACAAATCCACCGCCCCGATTAGTCCGTCGCAGTCCGCATCTAACCCGCAATCAACACGGTACTGATACGGCTCGAAGTCGGTTATCAAAGGTTGGTTCAGTACGTCCACGAACGTACAAGGCACTTCCTCGCACGTGGGATAATCGTACCAACTCCAAACCACGTACACGCATATTGTTCGTTCGTAAACGGTCTGAGTGATTCGATGCCGTGCCGTGATTGTCAGCGGCATAACGCCCTCGCACTCCATCGGGTGAAGCCAATCGAGCGGGAGCGCATCGGATTTGTACGTGCTGCCTTGAATCGTCCAGAAGAAATCGAATCCGGTTGTATCGGGGTGGCTCAGATTATCGAAGGTGAAGTTCGTAAACTCCCCGTGGGGCTGTTTCCAATTGTCGGAAGCGGGTTCGATGTCGGGAACGGGTGAACCGTACATGGACAAGAGGAGAAGGAGGGTGTAGATTGTCATGTGGCGGTGGTTAATCCTCCGGCTTTTCGTCGGGTTGGTGGTTCTCGATTAGATGCGGGATGATGTCATCCAACTTGATTTCGTTTATTACAAGGTCGAGGGGTTCGCATCCGATTAGATAGATTTCGTGAATGTCGCCAAAGCCGTCTTGCTCCTCATCCCAAAAATATTCAATCCTCATCTCGCACCCCTTAATCGTGTGCGTCTGTTCGTGCTGTGTGTATTGTGCCATTGTCTTGTTGATTTATTCGGCTAAGTTATAAATAATTTAGAACGAACCAACCCGAACCAAACAATTTAGTTCGGGTTGGATTGGGTTTAGAATGGTAAGTCATCACCGCCCTGAACAGTACCGCCCATGCCGTCCGTCTTCGGGAGCGGGTCGGACTTTGCCGGTGCTGAACCGCTCGATTCAATTTTCCATCCTTGCAACGATACGTAGTGTTTCCCGTTGTACTCGTTGCCACGTACGTCGATGTGTACCGTTACCTCTGCACCGGTAAATATCGTGTCGAGTAGTGCCGTCTTATCCTGCACGAACTGAATCGGAATGTCCTGAGGGTATTTCTCATTGGTTGTAACTACGATTTCACGCTTTTGGAAACCCTTCGCCCCAACCGTTTCGGTCTGACCGACCTGCTTAACTCTGCCTTGAATTGTCATTGTATTGTCTGTTTTAAAATGTTTACTAATTCGTCCCGCTCGATGGCGGATTGTTCAATCAATTCGATTAGCTGCTCTTGCGCTATCTCGTCCGCCTCTATCACCTTCCAATAGATACGCAGCGAATCGTCCATGTCGAACTGTATCGGTTCGGCATAGTCGCCCATGTCCGGCTCGGCAAGGTATCGTACAAGATAGTGCTTTTTGATTGGCACACCGTAGTAAGCCGAAGCTACGAGCATCTGCATCTGAGCCTGATAGAAATACTCCTTCGGGCTGTTCTGATACTGAGGCTTGGCGTTCTGAATGATGTCGAGTTTTTGGTGCCAAAACTTACCCGTCGGACACTTCACGTCCACCGTTGCAAAGATTTCGCCCGTGAACGGGTCTTGCACAAGTCCGTCCGGTGTCGCCCCGGCATTGTCGCCATACGGTAGGAACTGGTCGGATTGATATTCCACGGTCAGACCCGATGCCGCCATGAATGCGTCGATGGCTTCACGTTCGTGCCAGTTGCCGTGTTCGGTGTGGCGTGATGTGAAGCCGGGCAGTTCGCAGCCTTGTACTATCTCGATAGCCTTTTCAAGTATGTACTTATCCCGTGTTGCCGTGCCGCCCCGTTCGCCCGGAACGAGTTTGAATATTTCGGAAGCCGTGAATCGTCCGTATCGTTTAGGGTTGTTTGTCATTGTTTCGGCTTGTACTGGTTCAACTTAATTACATCCTCATCGCTCACCTCGAAGTGCGTCCTGAACGTGGCGGCATCCTTACCGCCCTGAACTGCTTTGATTGCCTCACTCCATTTCGGGTGCGATTCGTTTAGGGTTGGTTTGGTTAATTGTACACGTGACTTCTTTACCCGTACTGCATCATGCACCCCTCCATACGCTTTTACTTTCTCTACATGCAGGATTATTTTTTCACCAATCCATTTTTCATAATCCGAAGTGCCAGAAAGTTTGGTAATCCTTTGGGGGTTTTCATTTTTACAAAGGAGAGGCTTTACGTTCTCTTCAAAATGAATAACGATTCGGTCATCTTCCCCGCTTTCACTGCTTATTTTTGTTTTAGTAACCGATTTAATTGTTACAATTATTTCCGGGTTTTTCTCAAAATCCCACGAACCAATATAGTCTGGGTTTAATAATTTCTTCCAATGTGTCATGGATTATTTGTTTTTGATTTGTTTATTCTATTCCAATATCTTGTAAATATTGACCCACAGACTTATCGGTATAACTTGCTAAATCTTCAACAACAGAAAGCAAATGATAAATCATATCTTGGACTTCATTAGGATTTGACTTAAATATAGTCGTTTCGATTTCATCAATTTTTAGTTCAATGAATGCGTATGTTTTACGTGTGGTTATTTCCATCTTATTTATTGGTTTTAATTTGACTTGCTTGTTTCTCTAATACCCGAAGCGAATAGTTTCGGTTACGGGCTGATTCATAATGCACCCACCGAATCCAGTTTATGAAGTCGGGGATGGGCTTGTCGGGTTGAACCGACTTGATTACACATATTTTGGTCATGGCTTAATCGTATCAAGGTGACGTGAATAGAGTGCTATCAAGCGGGGTATCTGCGACCCGGCCGTCTTCATCCTGTTTCGCTTTGCGTTGATGGTGTAGGGCTGCCAGTATTTGGTCAGTTCGGAATCGCTCAACTCGGACTGAATGTGTTCAATCTGTCTTGCGTTGGATTCGATTAGAGCGATGATGCGACAAGCCTTGTTGTGCGCTTTAATCTGCTCGTGGTGGTGTTGGATTAATAGTTTCGTGTCCATTGGATTTGATTTGATGCGGCTAAGGTAAGGCAATATTTATTTAACTTCCAAATTATTTAGTAAAAAATTGTGCCGACCCTATCCGAATCGGCACAACTCAAACCAAAATAACACAATGGAAGTCCGCACCGAATCGGGCAGACAGGGCAAATGTAAAATAATTATTCTAAATTATTTGGAAGTGTGTAAAAGTTGTTTAATCTTTGCCTCGTCAAACACAATTTGATCACCTCTGGCAGGATAGCCGACCACTCCCGTATCTTAAGGGCGGTGATGTAACGAGCGGTTCGAGTCCGCTCAGAGGGCTAACAATTTAAAACCATAACACAATGGCAAATTCAAACAAACCCGCATTTCCAATTAGCGAAGAAACGACAAACAGAATAGATTATGGTGTTTCCATTTACACAGGTCTAACCAAACGTGAATACTTTGCGGCTTTGGCTATGCAAGGATTGTGCGCTGAACAAACCCCAAGAAGTCTATTAAATGTCGCAGAAACTTCGGTTAAAATTGCTGACTTACTATTAAAAGAACTCGAAAAATCAAATCAATAACAATCAAAACAATGGCAAAACTGAGCAAAGAGGACATCTCCCGCCTCGAAGAAAAAGGGATTACGATTGGCGCAACCGTGACG